AGACAATGCAGTCTCAACAGCAGTAAATGCATTAGATACAGATGATATTGAAGAAGGTGCATCTAACCTTTACTTTACAAATCAACGTGCTCTTGATGCAACCTCAGCTGCATACGATGCAGCAGGTGCCGCTTCAACAGCAGAAGCAAATGCTAATACTTATACAGATAACGCAATTAATGGTTTAGACACAGATGATATTGAAGAGGGTGCAACCAACAAGTACTACTCAGATACTCTTGCTCGTCAAGCAATAAGTGCTGGAACTGGTATTAGCTATAATACTTTATCTGGTGAAATTTCCGTAGATAATACAATTGCTACTGAGTCATATGTTGACACAGCAATTAGCAACCTTGTAGACGGAGCCCCAGGACTTCTAGATACATTAAATGAGATTGCAGCAGCAATTAATGATGATGCTAACTACTTTACAACAATAGCTAATCAAATTGCAGGAAAACAAGATACATTAACTGCAGGCTCAAATATTGATATTACTTCAAATACAATATCTGTAACTGGACTAGATACAGATGATGTAGCAGAAGGTACAAACCTATACTTCACAGATGCTCGTGCAAGAAGCGCAGTAGATGGAACTGATCGTTCATTTACATCTCTTGAAATTAACGAAGTATCTAAAGAAGTTGCGGCAACAACTGGAAACATTGCAACCGCAGCAGCAACTACAGCATATGCTTGGGCAAAAGCAGACTATCGCAGTGCTAAGTTTATGGTAAAAATTAAAAATGGATCAAATACAGAGGTTTCAGAAATCCTTGTAACTCTTGATACATCTGACAATGTTTACCTAACAGAGTACGGAATGTCTTCAACAAGTGGTACATCTCTAGGAACAATCTCAGCAGATGTAAGCGGTACAGATGTTCGTATTCGTGTAACGCCAGCAAACAATAACTCAGAAGTTATGGTAGCTGGATCGCTTTTAATATAATTAAATAATAGGCCAGGGGAGAGCCTGAATCTCCCCACAAATAAATAATTAGGGGATAGTGAACTTAATGGCAACAACAGATAAAGATTTTAAAGTTAAAAATGGACTAAATGTCGCAGGAACTGCCACATTTGATTCCAACGTCGTATTGGGAACGACCCCCCTAAGATTTGATACAACAACAAATAAACTACAAATCCAATTAAATGGAGAGTGGAAACCTGTTGCATTTACAGAGGACCTAGATAGCCAAATTGGCTTTACAGATATAGGTTTAGCTATAGATTACAATGGTTTACCAATATACACAGTTCAGGCAAATGGAGTAAATACCACAGCAACAAAGTTTGCTGATGGAGGAACTCCAACAACCTCAACTTATGGTATAAGCTTCGATTCTGGTTCTTTAGTTTAAAATAAACAATGCTATAATAAGCAATAAGGGGAAATAAATATGTCAACAGTAAGAATTCAATTACGCAGAGGTACAGCAACCGAATGGACAAATGCTGATACCGCTTTAAACTCATCAGGTGGTCTTGTATTAGCCGCTGGTGAAATGGGTGTAGAAACAAACACCAGAAAAATTAAAATTGGCGATGGCTCCACACGATGGAGTTCATTAGACTATGTAGCGTCAGACTCGCCAGCAATTAGTGAGATTGCACAAGATGCAATTAACGATGCCCTATCAATGGGTTCAGGTCTTCAAAAATCATATAATGACAATACAAATACAATTTCCCTTAGCGTAGACTATTCAACTGTTGCTAGTACTTCATATGTAGATAGCGCAGTAAGCGGACTACAAAATACCGTAACATCAGATTATGTATTAATAGCAGATGTTGGAAATGCAGGAGGACCTGCAAAATTAGACGTAGACGGAAACCTTTTAGTACCTAAATCAAGTATTATTCTAGAAGGATCATCAGCAGATGATTATGAAACAACTCTTACTGTAACAAATCCTACTGCAGACCGTACAATTACTTTTAAAAATGCTTCAGGTACAGTAGCATTCACATCAGACTTGGAACCATATGCAACAACAGAAGCTTTAAATTCAGTAGTTGCATCACTTAACGTACACCAAGCAGCAGAAGCAGCAACAACAGAAAATTTAGACGCCACATACACCAACGGATCAGCAGATCAAGGAAATGGAACTGGTGTTGGAGCCAAGTTAACAATGAACACAAATGGCGTATTAGCCATTGATGGTGTTACATTAGAACTTGGAGATAGAGTTTTAGTAAAAGAACAAACAAACAATATACAAAATGGTATTTATGAAGTAACAAGATTAGGTGCAGCAGGAGTAGCAGCTGAATTTACTAGAGCTGAAGATTATAATAACTCTGATGCACAAACACCACAAGATATTGTTAAAGGTGACGCTGTTTTTGTAACAAATGGAACCATTAATGGATCTAAACAATTCTCACAAATTTACGAAGGTGGAAATGCTGATAAGTCAATTCAAATTGGAACTGACGGAATCGGATTTACATTAATTTCAGGTACTGGCGCAATTAACGCTGGTTTTGGTCTTGAAAAAACATTAACAACAATGAGCGTAGACGATGGAGTAATGTTAACAAGATCATTAGCATCAGACACATATTTAACAATAGCAGATGCGGATTCAGATTTCTTAAAACAAACAGATGCAACTAGCACATATTTAACTCAAGCAAATGCAAGTTCAACATACCTAACTCAAACAGATGCGGGTACAACATATCTAACACAAACAAATGCTGGCACAACATATTTTGCAAAAGATACAGATCAAATTGATAATGACAATATTAAAACAGGTGCAGCAATTGAAGCAACTAAAATTTCTGGAACTGCAGTAACACAGGCAGATACTGGAACAGTAACAAATACAATGCTTGCAGGCTCTATTGCTAACAATAAGCTTTCAAACTCAACAATTTCAGGAAAAGCACTTGGAGAAAATCTAGAAACATTGACAATTGGAACTGGTTTAACTGGTACATCCTATAACGGTGGATCAGCAGTAACAATTGCAGTAGATTCAACAATTGCAACAGAGTCATATGCAGACACTGCAGCATCAAATGCACAGGATGCAGCTGAAAGCTATGCTGATGGACTTGCTGTAAATTATGAAGTAGCAGGCGCTGTTTCAACACACAGTTCAGATACAACAAACGTACACGGAATAACAGATACAGCACAGATAGCTCTTCTAAATGCTGCAACACAGCAATTTACTGGAGATATGGGAATTACTGGAGATCTAGTTGTTGACGGAGACGTTACAGTAAATGGTGGCAGCTTTGCAGCTAGCGCTACATCGATAGTAATTGAAGACAATTTAGTTCAAATTGCTCATCAAAATGCAGCAAATACTGTAGACCTTGGTTTAGTTGTAGGTTATAACGAATCAAGTACAGCAAAACACTCAGGTATAGTAAGAGATGTTTCTGCTAATAAATGGAAATTATTTAAAGGTGTAACAACAGAACCAGTAACAACAGTTGATTTCACAGAAGGATCCTTAGATGATCTTGAATTAAATGAAATTAAAACAGCTGGAGTAGTGTTCTCAGATGGTACACAGACTAAAGAGGGCGTTCCTTCAAGAACCCCAATTATTTCAAAAACTGCTGACTACACACTTTCAGCATTATCTGAAAGAGATTCACTAATTGAAGTTGATTCTTCTTCAGCAGTAACAATTACAATTCCAACAAATTCAGCAGTAGCCTTCCCAGTCGGAACTACTCTTGATATTCTTGGAGTTAATACAGGCTTAATTACAATAGCAGGAGATACTGGAGTAACTGTAAATGCTACCCCAGGATTAAAATTACGGACACAATGGTCATCCGCAACACTATTTAAGAGAGCAACTGACTCTTGGGTAGTCTATGGAGACTTGAAGTCATAAGGAGAATTATAAATGAGTAAGAGATCTGGTAGAAAATCCCAAGCAGCAAATGACTTTTTAGAGCCAAAACCTGTAGAAAATTTAACAGTCATAGACGTAGGAGTAAATAGAGCCTATAATGACGGAGCTGTAGATTTAACCTGGGAACTCCCAGCAGGATCTCCACCAGCAACCTCTTACTCAATTACAACAACTCCATCAACTACAACACAAACTACATCTAATGCATCTTTTCAATTTACTGGACTATCTTCAAATACATCATATACATTTTCAGTAACTGGAAGCAATGCTGCAGGAACTTCTGCTGCAACAACATCTAGTTCTGTAACTGTTACAACAGTTCCACAGGCACCACAATCACCAACAGCTTCTTCATCAAATGCAAATGAAGATATAGTTTCATGGTCTGCAGGAGATAGTGGTGGTAAAACAATTACTAGTTATACAGTAGTATCGTCAGATGGACCATCATATACAAATTCAACTTCACCAAAAACTATTTCAGAAACAGGTGGTACATCTCAAACTTATACTATTTATGCACTTAATGACAACGGAACATCTACAGGAGCAACTACTGGATCAGTAACAACAACCTCACCGTTCTTCCCACCGTTCTTCCCATTCTTCCCACCGTTCTTCCCGTTCTTCCCGTTCTTCCCACCTTATTTCCCACCGTTCTTCCCGTTCTTCCCATATTTCCCACCGTTCTTCCCTTATTTCCCACCGTTCTTCCCATTCTTCCCGTTCTTCCCACCTTATTTCCCACCGTTCTTCCCGTTCTTCCCGTTCTTCCCACCATCTTTCGGTCCATACTTTACAAGATGTGTTGATGGAGATACAATGATATTGACTAGCGAAGGTCCAAAACAAGCTAGAGATATTAAAATCGGAGACGTACTTCTAACAGTTAATGCAGAAGCTCTGACTGCAGAATCAAATGCAGCACCACTTCAAATTAATGTAGAAGATCTAAAAATAAGTAGCTTAGTACATACTACAGTTACAAATGTAATTGCCTCAGATAAGGTAGATAGAGTGTACTTTAATAACGACAGCAACACTCAATTTACAGAGACACACCCAATATTCGTAAAACGAAATAACGAATATCGTGTAGTCGAAGCAGGCACAGTACAAGAAGGTGATATCTTGATAAATATTAACCTAGAAGCACTAGGCGAAAACGTAGTAATGAGTCAAGTAATATCAGAAGTGTTAGTTTCTCAAGTAAATAAAAACACTTTAAATGTCGCAAAAGATGTCTACACATTCAGTTGCGATCCTTATAACTGGTACTTTGCAGGAACTATCCTGACACACAATAAGTAATAAATTAATTACAGAGCCCCCAATATGGGGGCTTTTGTAATCTTGACAATAAAATTTATATTATATATAATATAAATCTAATAGAAAGATTAAAATGTCAGATATTTATGATATAGATAGCAATCCTTGGTTTACAAAAGATAGGTCAGAATCAACCTCTTTTAGAGTAGATAGATCCTTTGGTAATATTAAAGTTTTAAATCCAGGAATTGGATTAAATATTTATGAATCAGCTATTCCAAATGAAGTTTGTCAAACATCAATTAAAACATTAGAAGATAAATTAACTAATGGAAATATATATAAATGGTCAGAAGCACAAGTTACAACATCTAATAAACCAGTAAAGTCTGCAAGAGACTGTGTTGATTTTAAATTTAAACCAGAAAATCTTGGACAAAGAAATGAAAATAATGCAGATCTTATTGATATGCATAAATCAATTTATGATATATTAAAAAAATGCGTAGACGATTATTGTCAATACTGGGGAATTAATGTTGTGTATTATGAAGCATTTAATTTTGTAAAGTATAGTAGTCCAGGACAACATTTTAGAGTTCATGCAGATCATGGCCCACATTATAACTGTACAGTCTCCGCAGTAATTTATTTAAATGACGACTATGAAGGTGGAGAGATAGCATTCCCAAGATTAGACAAATTAATATACAAGCCAAAACGTGGCGATGTAGTAATATTTCCATCAAATTACATATACGAGCACTCTTCAGAACCAATGATTTCTGGAGATAAATATTCTGTTGTGATAATGATGGATATTAATTTATTAGGACACAAGGAGAATAACTAATGAGTGAACAGACATGGTCCAGCGCAGAACAACTTGGGGTTGGTATATGGGTATACAGAGACGTTCTTACTAAAGAATTAGATTTAATTAATAGATTAGAAGAACAATTAGACAACAAGTCACCAAGTTATTTCTGGCATCCAGCCTATGTTGGATATCAAGAAAGAATGCCTGAGTATAGAGATTGTGTAGATTTTAAATTTAAAAAAACAGATATTGAGCAAGACAAGTCAGAAGTTTCTTTAGCTTTACAAAAAATATGGCAAGATTGTTATGATAGGAAAGCACCAGCAGTAGCAGATTATTGTAAGAAACATAATATTAATAATTTAAGATACTGGGAAGCATTTAACTTTATTAAATACGGAGAAGGTCAGCACTTTATGGAACACCATGATCATGGATTTTCATATAATTGCACAGTATCATTAGTTGCATATTTAAATGATGATTACGAAGGTGGGGAACTGTATTTTAGATTGCAAGGTTTAAATATTAAGCCAAAAGCTGGTGATCTCTATATATTTCCATCAACTTTTGTTTATCCACATAGAGCAATGCCAGTTAAGTCAGGAGTAAAATATTCTTTGGTGACAATGTTGGATTATAGTGCAAAATTCCACACACCACAAATGTATACTGAAACTGGTGACTAATGTCTATATTAACGGCATATAAAACAAATCCAAACTCATTTATAGTTGAACCATTATCTGTTAAAAGACAATGGATGGAAGAAACACCAGATAAACACGCCTATCACTGCTTTCCAGTGACTATGGCAAATACTGTAGGATGGACACTTTCAGCACCAGTAGATATTGTTTTTACTTGGAATGGTGTAGTAGATACAACACCAGATACAGTAAATATTATTTCTGGAAAAGAATATGGATACACTGGCAGAGGACAAGGTACAGTAAGTTTTATGACTGGACTTATATTTAGATCTGAAAAAGATATTAGTCTTCTTACAATAAATTGTGTTAATTATTTTTATGAAGATTTTGAAGTAATGTCATCACTAATTAGTACATCTTTTTATCCAAATGAATTGCCTTTAGCAATAAAAGCAAGAACTCCAAATAAAGAAATTATTATTAAAGCTGGTACTCCAATAGCAACAATTATTCCAATCTCTTTATCTTCCCTAAAAGATCAATCTATTGAAATTAAAGATTTTGTATTTACTGAAGATTATACAAATAAACAAAAAAATTATGGAGATGCTGCTCAGGTAGTTAACAAATCTGGAAAGTGGACAGATTGGTATAGAGATGCAATAGATGAAAATGGAAATTCTGTTGGAGAGCATGAAGTAAAATCATTAAAATTAAAAGTTATAGATAATAGCTCAGGTAATAAAAATGTCTAATATAATTAAATTTGTTTCTAATAGACCTTGGTTAAATAAAGATAGCATATCGAAACCTGCACCAGCAATAAAAGAAATACCAGAGTGGTTTAGAAAAGCAGATAGATTTGCAATTAATCCATTAACTAAAGATTATTGGAAGGGTCCAGATGGAGGCAAAATACCAACTTGGAAAGCATGCCCAGCTATATTTGATATTCTTGGAACTGGATACGTTTTAAAAACTCCATGTGATGTTAAATTTTATTTAAAAAATAATAAAATGTCAGTAGAGATTAAAGAAGAAAAATATAAAGATTTTTGCTCTGAAAGACAACCTATGCCACAATTTGTTCATCCAGAAGGATATTATAAAGAACATTTTGCGTGGTATCCAGACTGGGCAATAGAACTTCCAGAAGGGTATAGCGCATTATACACAACCCCATTTAATAGATTTGATTTACCATTTTTTATGTCTGCTGGAATTGTGGATAATGATAAAATTAATTTACCAGGTACAATGCCATTTTTTATTATAAAAGGATTTGAAGGTGTGGTACCAGCTGGCACCCCATATGCACAAATAATTCCATTTAAAAGAGAAGACTGGCAATCAGAAGTCTTTATAGAAAACCCAAATAGTCTATACAAAAAAAATCAAAAAAATAGCGACAAGTATAGAGTAAAAGATGGTGGAGTTTATAAAAATGAAGTTTGGTCTAAAAGAACTTACGAATAGGATGGTATAATCAATATATGGATAAAGAATTAGCTAATGGTATGCAAAATTGGGACAATAGGGTATCTATAACACCTTCTGGATTTTTTGGTTCATCTATAGACATGATACAAGCAAGAGAAAACTTTATGACTAAGGAAGAACTTGACTTCCTGGCGTCTTCAGCAAAATCAATTACAGAGTGGGACATTACTGAAACACACTATAATGATAATGGTACTATAATTTATGATTCTTCATACTGGGATAATCGTGTAGCCTCTAGACCAATTTTAGATAAATTAAATCCAGAAATATCAAATGTTATAAATACAATGGTTGATAGATTAAAAATAGAAGTAGATAATTTTTTTAATGTTGATGCAAAACCCACAAGTCCAGCTATAGTAAGATGGCCAGCAGGATATAGACAAGAACCACATGCAGATAAAGAACTACATGTTGGAATAGATGCTGGGAAACCAAATGATTTTCCTTGGTATGACCTTGCAGGATTATTTTATTTAAATGATGATTATGAGGGTGGGGAGCTATATTTTCCAAACCAAGGAATACAGTTTAAGCCAAAACCAGGGGCAGCATATTTTTTCCCAGGAGATAAAAACTTTATACATGGAGTAACAGAAATTACTAGTGGAATAAGATATGTCATTCCATTTTTTTGGACAATCTTAAAACACACTGGTGAAAAACAACCATGAAACAAGATTTAGATTTTATAGTCATTTATCCTAAAATAAATGTTTATAAAAATTTATTCAATAATATAGATAACTTTTTAGAAAATGCAAAAAAAGCAAAGGTTTGGCAAGAATGGTATACCTTTGGAGAGATGCTATCTTTACAAGAAAATCAAATTAAATTTAATAGTTTTCCAACAAAAGAAGAATTTATATCTTCTAGATTTTTATATAAAGAAAGTCCAGAAGATAAGTTACGTGCAGAATTAACCACAGAAGTAGGAGAAATTTTTTACGACGTTACTAGTCATTATTTGAATATGAATCCAGACTTAACATTTCCAAACTGGGTAAAATCGCCAGCTTCAATAAATAAATATTTTAATGGATCAAGTATTTCTGAAAACTATTCAATGAACTACCACACAGATTATATCCAGCCAGAATCAGAAATGCCAGGATTTAAATTTGCCATAACAACAACATTTTATATTAATGATGATTATCAAGATGGTGAAATATGCTTTATTATAAATGATCATAATATTTCATATAAACCTAAAAAAGGAGACGTAATAGTGTTTCCCTCAAAACATCCATATTACCATGCTGTAAAAAAATCAACAGGCGCAGATAGATATATGATAAGATCTTTTTGGCAATATGAGTACGAAGGCTCAGAAGAATGGTTAAAAAACCAAGAAAAATACGGGAAAGAAGAATGGTCTAGAATAGAAGAAGAAAGACTAAAAAAAGAAAGATTTAATTCACAACTTAACGCAGAAGACTATCATAAATTTTTTGGAAAGGATAATGGTTTATATTCATGAGACAATGTACATGTGGCAGATCTGCATCATATCCTTATTGTGATGGAACGCATAAAAAGAAAAGGGAAACAAATATGAAAGATGGAATAATAGATATTTTAGACGAAAGCAAATTCGTAGTTCTTCAAGACGAAACTGTTCCAGAAGACAAAGCTGGAGTTCTTGGTGTTTTTACAAATAAAATAGTAGAAATACCTAACTTTATAGATCCACAAATTGTTCCCAAAATGATTCATTTTTTTGAAAATTGTGATGTTGAGTGGGGAGATATAGCATTTTATGGATCATCTGGTAAAGGCATAAAAACAGATGCTGAAACTATGAAAAAGTTTGGACTACCAGAAGGATTTTTTGATAAATTAAAAAATAAATATCAAGAAACTGTAGAGTTAGTATTTGGTAGAGAAGTTAGAGCAAACACATCTCATGCACAGAAGTGGGATGTCGGAGGTTTTGCAAGCCCACACTCAGATAACTCAGATAATGAAGGAAAGCCAAATGCTTTTGAAATTAATAAATATGTTGGCATATTATATTTAAATGGCGACTACGAAGGTGGAGAACTATATTTTTGTGATAAAGATAAAGAAATGACTCCATATTTATCATTTAAACCAAATCAATATTCTTATTATGTGTTTCCAGGAGGATATGAAAATATACACGGAGTATCAGAAATAACAAAAGGAACTAGATACACAATGGTTTCTTTTTGGGATTTTGCTGACTTAGTATACGACGATGCTACTTTAGAAAAATGGAAAGAAGAAGAAAAGCAAGTTAGAATTGAACAGGCAAAACAAAAAGAAGAGTGGTTAAAAGGAAATAAATATGCTTAATGTAGAAAGATTTGAAAAGATATCATATTATAAAAATGTAATAGATAACCCAGATTCTTTAATTAAATTAATAGAAGATTCAGATTTAAATTCTACAAAAGAAACATCTATTCCAAAATGGGAAGATTGGTCTGCTAGTGGAGATATTCCATATACTTTTGGATATCAAAAAAGATTTACTAAAGAAATAACTAAAGAGGATTCAAAAGAATCACAAGAAATAAATGATATATTAAAAAATGCAATAATTAATTCATCTAATGATTATGCAAAATATTATAATATTGAAATAGGATCTCTTATGCCATTATCTATAAGCAAATATTCAACTGGCAAATCAATGGGTCCACATGTAGACGATTACGAAGATGGAGATAATCCAAACATATCAGTAGTACTATATTTAAACGATAATTATGAGGGCGGAGAAATTAACTTTCCAGAACAACAAATTACAATAAAACCAGAAGCTGGTAGCATTGTTATATTTCCTTCAGTAAAACCCTACTATCACCAGTCATTGCCAGTTTTGTCTGGAATCAAATACATGTCGCCTGGATTTTGGCGTAAAGTAAACAAAATGGTATAATTAAAAAATGGCTACAACACCTAATGATAAAAACTGGAGATTCCCAGACTACACAGACTCACCAGATATCCCAAGAGATATATCATATTTAGCTGCCGACATTTCTGAATATATTGACTCACATCCAGGCCCACAAGGTGAAAAGGGTGATACTGGAGATACTGGACCAGCCAATAACCTTTCAGTAGGTACAGTAACAACAGGTAATGCTGGGTCATCTGCTCAGGTAACAATTACTGGAACATCTCCATCTCAAACTATAAACTTTACTATTCCTCGTGGTGACACTGGAGAAAAAGGTGATAAAGGAGACACAGGCGCAACTGGTGCAACTGGTGCAACTGGCGCAACTGGTCCACAAGGAATACAAGGTATTCAGGGTGAAAAAGGTGATACTGGGGACACAGGAGCAACTGGCGCAACTGGAGCCCAAGGTCCGCAAGGCCCACAAGGCGAACAGGGACCACAAGGTATTCAGGGTGAACAGGGAACAGGCGTTAACATACTTGGCTCATACCCAACACTTGCAGATTTACAAACAGCACATACAACAGGAAATAGCGGGGATGCATATTTAGTTGTAGATGATTTATATGTTTGGTCTGCAAGTACAAGTAACTGGATTAATGTTGGAACAATTAGAGGCCCACAAGGTATTCAAGGAATACAAGGAATTCAAGGTGAAAAGGGTGATACTGGAGACACTGGTGCAACTGGTGCAACTGGCGCAACTGGTCCACAAGGAATACAAGGTATTCAAGGAGTTAAAGGTGACAAGGGGGAAACTGGAGATACTGGTGCAACTGGAGCCCAAGGCCCACAAGGTCCACAAGGTGTAGCAGGAGCAGACGGTGAAGATTTAACTTCTGTATATACAATTAATACTAAAACAAATTCATTTACATTAACTTCATCTGATGTTGGAAAGTTAATAGAAATATCAGGCGGAGGAACAGTAACAATTCCTACGGATTCTGAAACATTTGCAATAGGTTCTACAGTAGATATTATTCAAACTAGCACTTCACAAGTTACTATTACTGGAGATACTGGAGTTACAGTTAATGCAACCCCTGGATTAAAATTAAGAGCACAGTGGTCATCTGCAACATTAATTAAAAGAGGAAATGATCTTTGGGTTGCTGTAGGCGATTTGAGCGTCTAGTATGCCTACTAGAAGAAGTAGAAGTTCTACAAGAAAAGTAACAATTCCTGATTTTTCAATTTTAACATTTTCTGATGCGGAAAGCTATTTAAATTCTAGAGGAATACAGTACACATATCAATCAGAAGCAACCGAAACACAATCATACAATAATACAGTATTTTATCAAAGCTATTCATATGGCAGTACATTTTTATATGGTAGCGAACAATTTATTTTTAAATATTATACTTATGTTGCACCACCATTCTTCCCACCATTCTTTCCATTCTTCCCACCAGCCTTTCCATATTTTGATCCAACACCACCATTCTTTCCATTCTTCCCATTTTTCCCACCAGCATTTCCATTCTTCCCATTCTTCCCACCATCATTTCCATTCTTCCCATTTTTCCCACCATCATTTCCATTCTTTCCATTTTTCCCATTCTTCCCACCAGCCTTCGGTCCATACTTTACAAGATGTGTTGATGGAGACACAATGATATTAACTACAGAAGGGTTGAAGCCCGCCAGAGATATTAAACTAGGAGATAAGTTACTTACTATTGATTCAGAGTCTTTAATATTAGAAAATAATACAATACCTTTAGATATCAAAATAGAAGATCTTAAGATAAAAAATCTTGTAGAAACAATTGTAACTAATATCATACCTTCAAATAAATTTGATAGAATATATTTTAATAATAATATCAATGCTCAATTTACTGAAACACATCCAATATTTGTAAAACGAAATAATGAGTATCTTGTAGTTGAAGCGGATAAAGTACAAAATGGTGATTTATTAATAAAAATTAATATAGAGTTACTAGGACCAGACCTAGATATTAATAAATTTATATCAGAAATACCAGTAGAAAAAATAAATAAAAAAACTTTAGATGTTGCAAAAGATGTGTATACATTTAGCTGTGACCCGCATAATTGGTATTTTGCTGGCAACATACTAACTCATAATAAATAAAAGGAGGCGCAATGTCATATTCTTTAAAAGTATTACAAGATAATCCTATTGGGTTTTGGAAGCTTGACGATGTTGCAGTAAATCCTGTATTTAATTTTAATGACATATTAGAAAATTTTGATACATACCAAGACCTATTAGATAACTATGAGCAGTATCAATATATTAATTATGAAGCTACAGATAGTTCTGGATGCCAAAATACTGGAACGTATGTTGGGGATTTTAATAATCCAATTAAACATTTCCCGTTGTCACCAGGCGGAGAGCATTCTTTAGAAATAAATTCAGAAAGATATATAATTTTTCCAATAGCAAATAGTTATTATAAAGAAAACGTATCTAGTCAGTTTGGAACACAAAATAGTTGGAGTAAAAGTTTTACATTAGAATGTTGGGTAGATATAGAAATTAACACAGACAGCCTAACAAATATTTTTGCAGACGAAGATAACTCTATCGGAATATTTTACCAGAATAAAAATATTATATTCAAACTAGATACACAATCTTTAACCTACACATTGCCATTTATAAATAAAGTAATTCATGTTGTATGTGTATATAATATTAATTCTGCAAGTATTTATATTGACGGAGTTTTAGTTGTGTCAAAGAATATTGATTCTAATCCATTTACTAATGAAGAAATACAATTAAAGACTGGACCATCTAAGGACTTAGAAGATACTTTTATTATAGATGATATTGCTTTATATAGATATGCTTTATCTGCAAATCAAATAAAAAATCACTATTTAAATCAAAGCTATACAAGTCCAACTCAGATAGTATTACCTGATAATGGTGAGTTATTTGAATTCTACGATACAGAAATAAGTAAAGTTTTTACATATTCATATCCATATAATAAGTCTTGGGAATATTTTACAAATAGTGATTTATTTTATAATAGAGTAGAAAATTATATTTCTTTAAATAAAACAGAATCACAAGAATCTAAAAATATCTACCTTAATGACATCATAACCTTGCCAGCAGGCTTAGAAATTGATTCTTCAAAAATAGAATGGTTTGGAGAAACTGGAATAATTGTTAGGACAAGTCTAGACGGAATTAATTATGAAGAGTGTGTAAATGGAGAAGCAATACCACAATATAAATACAGCAATTTTAATGAATCTAGATTTTTTTATATTCAAATAGAATTAGTATCAAGTGATACATCAAAATATTTACCATATTTATATAGCCTATCAGTTAATTTTTATAATCAACAAATTATGTATTCAAAAAATGGAAGTAGCTATATATCTAAAATAGAAGATTTAGATTTTTATCTTGGTCAAAATAAATATCCTATTTTACAAAAAGACTCTAGAAATGGAATTAAAGTTCCTTCTAATTCTGGATTTAATATAAATATACCATATCAGGCTAAATCAATAGAATTTTTTTATACCCCCTTAGAGAGCATTAGCGGTTCTTTACTAATTAAAACGTCCTCAAACCCAACTGGTGCAGCATCTGAATTTTCTTGGAACGCTAATGGATCTTTAAATAAAACAAATATTGAATCTATATATGTAAATGGAGAAGAGGCCACGGCGGAAACCAATATATCCAACATATTTATAAGCAATAACCTACACCATGTAGTAATTAATTTTACAGAAGCTATATCAGAATTAGCCATAATTAACTATAAATCGTCTGGGTCAATAAAATCTTTATATCAATACCTGTCTATATATTACGAAAATTTAGACTTTAATAAAATAATAAATCATTACAACCTATACTCCAGTAAAAACCAGTATCAGACCAAGGCAGCATACATATCAATGTCAGAAAATTCGGTAAATATATACAATAATGACTGGATAGTGGTACAAAACTCTTAATTTTGACAGTATTGGTTACAAGATATGGACTTTAACCAGGAATAATGGTAGAATTAACACCTGATGAATATTAAAAGAGTAAAAGAACAAGTTGTAGAAGAAACAACTCTAGGTATTTATGTCTGGGAAATGCCAGACGGAAGATGGATAGGGGACGACGATGGCAACTTCCTATCTATTACAGCTAAAAAGGGTAACAGATCTAAGATGGATTTATTAGCCAGAGAAGTTAGATCATATGGAATATATGAGGGACAACCTAAGTTTTTATCTGGTCGTCGTAAAATAGATGATGAAGAGTTTGAATATCAAAAACAAAGATTAGAGTGGGGACTAACACCAGACCCATTGGACATAGGCGTATATAAAGATTCAATTAATAATGGAGGAAGACCATAATGGAATTTGTAGAAAACGAAAGTCAAATATCTCAAGAGATCAATATATCTAACTCCGCAGATTGGTTTAAGTTTAATAGCAAAGAAGCAACAGTAGACAATGATCCATTTAGCATAGGCGAACAAGAATTAAAAAAAGTTAATGGATTAGGAACTAACTTCCGTAGAAAGATGTCAAGAGAATTTTCTAAAAGATTTATTGGGCAAGATGGAACTGGAACACAACAGAACCTACTACAACAAGCAGTCACTGGATACGCAATGTTTGATCTTGTACAGCCAGTGTATAATCAAGAGTATCTTTCAAAAATTTACGAAATATCCCCGTATAACTATGCAGCTATTAATGCTAAAGTTGCAAATATTGTTGGTCTTGGATATACATTTGTTGAAACAAAAAAAGCTAATGATGCATTAGATAATATTAGCGATGAAAAACAACTAGAAAGAGCACGTAGAAAATTAAATAAGCTTAGACAAGATTTAGATACTTGGCTAGAAGAAACAAATGAGGAAGAAACATTTACTGAAACTTTAATTAAAGCATATACAGATCTTGAAGCAACAGGCAATGGATACATTGAAATTGGTAGAACTACTGCTGGAAATATTGGATATATAGGGCACATTCCAGCAAAAACTATGCGTGTACGTAGACTACGTGACGGATTTATTCAATTGCTATATGGAAAGGCTGTTTACTTTAGAAATTTTGGAGATCAAGAAACTCCTAATCCAATAGCAGATGGCACAGATCGTCCAAATGAAATTATTCATTTAAAGAAATATACACCAATGAATAATTACTATGGACTACCAGATATAGTAGCAGCACAAGTTGCAATGGCTGGAAATGAATTTTCTGGTAAATATAATTTAGATTATTTTGAAAATAAAGCCGTGCCAAGATATATAATTACAGTAAAGGGTGCAAAACTTTCTCCTGAATCTGAGCGTAAATTATTAGAATTTTTTCAAGTTGGATTAAAAGGAAAAAATCATAGATCCCTATATATTCCTTTACCAGCCGATAGCCCAGACTCAAAAACAGAATTTAAAATGGAACCAATCGAGGCAGGCAGCCAAGAAGGTTCTTTTGAAAGATATCGTAAATCAAATAGAGATGAAATATTATTAGCTCATAGAGTTCCTATTAATAAAATAGGAGTTCCAGAAGGTGTAAGCCTTGCTTCTGCCAGAGATGCAGATAAAATGTTTAAAGAGCAAGTCTGTCGTCCAGCGCAGGACATTTTAGAAAAAAAATTAAATAGAATAATTGCAGAAAAAACAGATGCATTAATTCTTAAATTTAATGAGCTCACCCTTACAGACGAAGATACTCAATCTAAAATTGATGAACGTTATTTAAGAATGCAGGTAATTACCCCTAATGAAGTTAGAATTAGAAAAGGAATGATACCTATGGATGGAGGGGATGAGGTTGTTGATTTGAAGGCGCAGTCTGCCGAAATTAAAGCCCAAGCCCTAAATACTAGAAATAGAACCCAGGAGAGATCTTCAAATTCCCCTGATATTTCTGGGGAGGCCAGAAATCCAAAAGGTGAGGGTAGAGTAACCGCTTAATTATTAGGCAACCATTATTTGCCTTATATACAATAACGTTATAAAATTAAGCATATGAATATTGAAAAATCTTATTGGTCCAGCAATGGCGATAACATTAATTTATCAGTTCCATTCACAAAAGTCAACCGTGAAAAGAGAACTGTCTCTGGTTTTGCGACACTTGACAATCTAGATCAAACTGGAGATGTAGTTACACAAGAAGCAAGCCTAAAAGCATTTGAATCATTCCGTGGAAACATTCGTGAAATGCACGGAGCTAATGCAGTAGGAAAGATGGTTTCATTTAGACCAGAAACCTACTATGATCCAAAAAATGGAGAATTTTATCATGGCGTATATGTAGATGCATATATCTCTAAAGGTTCTCAAGATACTTGGGAAAAAATTCTAGATGGTACACTATCAGGATTTTCAATTGGCGGAAAGATTATTGACTCAGAGAATGAAGTAAATAAAGCAACAGGGCAAGCAGTAAGATTTATTAAAGACTATGCACTAATGGAGCTATCGGTAGTAGATTCACCAGCAAATGAACTTTGCAATATTTTATCTGTTCAAAAGATGAATGGCGAATTAATATTTAAAGGCATAGCAGCAGAAACAAAAATGGAAAATATTTTTTATTGTGAAGATAGTGATTCTGTATTTATGTCAACAGAACCAACATTTGTATCCCCAGTAAGCGGAAAAAACGCAGAACTAATTGGATGGGTAGAATCAAATGATGTTAATAAAGCAAAAGAAATAGAAAAGATTCTTGCTTCATTTAAGAAGACAAGATTAACGTTGCCTGAAACACAAACAATTGCAAAACAGGCAAACGCAGAAGGAGGTAATGAAGTGTCAGAAAACACAGAAACAGTAGTAGTCGAAGAGACTGCTCCAGTAGAAGTTTCAAAAGCTGCAGAAGCAGTAATTGAAAAAGCTGTTACAGAAGATGTAGTAGCAGAAGATACTTCTGCCGAAACCGTTGAAAAAGCAGCAGACGTCTCAGAAGAGATTGTTGTTGACGAACCTGATTTTGCAAAAATGTTAGGTGATCTTAAAGGCTTTTTCGCAGAGACTCTAAGCAAGGCTTCAGACGCAACAGCAGCACAAGTAACAACTGTTAAAGAAACAGTTGAAGCTTTTAGCAAGAGCGTTGAAAGTCGAATTTCAGAGTTGGCAGAACAACACTCAGAACTCAGCAAAACTGTTGAGAACATCAAGAACACGATTGATGGTGTAGAAAAGCGTGTCGATGCAGTAGAATCAGAGACTGCAA